GTTTCGATCCGGTCGAGCCGTTTAATGATTTGTTCGTTTTCCGTGCGCACTTCGATCATCTGTCCTTCGGCGTTCCGCAGACGTTCATCCAATCTTTTATATTCCGCGTCCACTTTCTTTACTCGCCGGTCAAACGTTGTAATGATAAAAATCAGAATCGTCACCAGAATCGATAACGCGGAGATCAACAGTTCCCATTGCATTCTGCCCCCGCTAATTCAAATCGCCCTTAATGAGAACATCCGTCCAATCCTTACCGGCGACAAACTTCTTAATTTTAATTTTGGTTTTTAGACCATCGATTGAAGATTGGACACTGGACGGCTCAGAAAATTCCAGATATTTCCCCTTAACCGGAAACTCGATCCTGATCTTATCGATCGTCTCATCCTCAATGTTCGACAAGTCGGTTATATCGAGTTCGCTGAAAGAAACTTCGGCGGTGAGCATCCGTCCATAAACGTCCTCAGAGTAATCCTCTAACTCCTCAACCTGATTTTCCACCCCGAAAGTGATTGAATCTTTTTTCAAACCCTCGATCCGGTATTTCTCGGTTGAACCAGTAGAAAGAACCAGATTGAACGGTCCGTTTAATACTTTTTGTTTGTCAATCATTGGCAACCTCTCCTAATTTAATTTTTAATTCTGCGACATAGACATCAACCTCGCCAATCATAGCCCGATAATATTCGACCCTTTCGATCTCCGGACGATAGGCGTCCTCATCAAAAAGGTCTCTCAAGACCTCCACCATGTCCACCGCCCTTGAACGGTCGGATTTGAAATCATCTCCCCTTACCAAAACAAACTGCCCGATCAGCCCATATTCTAAATAGGGCTCATCTTCGGTCATTTGGGTAAAATCAATATCGAATAATCCAAACGCCTTAACGCCCTTCAGACTTTCATCGAACTCAGTTTTATCGCTAACAAAATCAAGCCCGATCTCGGCTTTATTCTGATTAACAATATTGACAATCCTATCTAAAAACTCATCAATTCGCATTAAATAAATCTCCAATGCTCCGGTCAACTCCGTGTTTGATGACCTGCTGTACCTTTACCCGATTGTTCTTGAGGGAGTTTGTTAGAAAAGGTGTCGCCTCAGTCCCGAATTTGCCGATTTTCTTTACGACTGCCCGGGCGATTCCTAAAATGATTTTTTTCTTACCCCGCAGCTCCGGGTGCTTGCGATATACCCACCTTTGAATCGGCAACAGTGGCGGATAATGCGGTCTTGTCCCCTCGTGGACAAATACGCCATATTTAATATTTGTTCCGACTCGACAAACAATCCTGGTCTCTTCACGATTGACCTGATAATTAATTGACTTGCGTAAGTCACCCCGATCGATTCTTCCGGCTCGATCAATTTCCTCGACTGCGCCCCGGACCAGGATATTCCCCACTAAATTCATTGAGCTTTCCAGCGAGCCATTGAGTTGCTCGACCCTGAATTTTGGCAAACGACCGAATCTTACAGTTAAAGTATCACTCATAAGGCGTAAAAACCTAAACCATCCGTTATAAACCGACAACCTTCCTCATCTTCGGCAGTGAGAAATTTACCAAGTAGGTCACGTGCCCGATTGTAATAATTATTTGCAATCGTTTCGACCTCCATCGGTGACAGCAGGTCCGTTCTGGTCTCATTGAATCCAACCCCCCGCACAAACCCACCATCTGCCTTCACCCTTGAATTTAGTGGGACGACCAGAAGGGAAAGCGCCCATAACGTTTCGGCTTTTTTTAATCGTTCAAAATCAGCTTCCGTATAGGGAGCCGTTTTATTTTCAATCGCTTCAAACTTGACATCTCCCAGCAAATCCCGAATCTGCATTTCCATCGTCTCCAGGTGCGGTAAGATCACATTCTCAGCGATATTTTCCGCTAATTTCCCCTCTGCGACGACCAGTTGCGCGTTGGTTATCATTCCACCCTGCTGAATAGCTTCCAGACATTTTTAGGCAAGGCTTCAAATTCCTTGTCTGTGATGGTTTCACCTGATCTTAATACTTTACCATTAACAACCAACGATCCTCTGCCCGTCAACCTATAAAGCCCCTCGCTGGAAATTTCTGCAACATCCTTTTTTTGTCTTGCTTTCGCTGGCATATCCTTAGACCCTTTCACTTATCTGATAGGAGAACGGGGGGAGGTTGACCGGCCACCTCCCCCCACTATGCGACACACTACGACCAGCTTGCGGTGTTAGTGAAGGCAATAGCATCACTCAGCGCATAATTGAAGTCGGATTTAGCGGTAATGGTGTACTCGATGATTCGCTTTCTTGGCTGGAGCTGACGTTCATAGGAGATCTGGCGACCGATACCGACCTTGAAATTGCGCTTGAGTGTGAGAACCACGACCGAGTCAGGCATATAGGCCAGCGGGACGACCTCAATCCCTTTGTATCTGGCGCGCTTGTATTCGGTCAGGAAGGCGTCACCCAGGGCAGTCGCCCTTTCTCCAAGTTCACCCCGATATGCCTCTTCTACACTCGGCGAAACATAGAACGAAAGCAGGTTGGGATCACCCTTCCATTTGTTAGGCAGAGCCGCCATCAGCCCCGGAAAAATGACATCCTTGACCTTCCCCTCATCACCAGCAGAACCGACGAACTCGTGAGCGGCGGCATCGCCTGCCACCAGTTTCAGCCAGCCATTATTGATCTTGATGAACTCATCCTGGGAGGATTCATCGCCGTTGACCCCCAGATCGAGCAGATCATTTCCAAACTGGGTGGCGAACATACTGTTTAGCACGGCATCAACATCCTGCCCCTCAATGTTTTCCTCAAGGAACGAATAGCTCACATCATACGGAAGAATAACCTCTTTTGTCACCAGAGTCCGCCGCGCAATCGAAACTCCCACGACATCACTTGGCGCCGTCCCCTCCTGAATCCCCCGCATGACCCGACTTGCCAGACCGATTACATCAATGTTCTTAGTGCTGGCTTTCATCGGAATAATTTCGACTTCGTTCGCCTTGAACACGCTGTTCTGATCCCGAACGGCATTGATAAACCGCTCCGCATTTTCCGGCGATAACTGCCCGCCCGCGCTGGTAAGAATCGCAGCTTTAGCAAGATTGCCGGATTCGATTAACTGTAAAAACTCTTTAACTGTCATTTTTAATGATCTCCTTTTTTGATTTACTGTTTATATCCACGCCCCGGGTTTCTTATCCGTGCTGGTGTCGATGTCACCAGATTGCTTAGTAAGCGGGAGGTTTTCAATCTTTTCGATTCGACTCATCAGATCAGCGACCTGACCAGCCGATTTTTCCAGATCGGCCATTTTCCCGACAGCAGTCTCTACGGTAGCCAACTTTTGTGTCAACTGCTCAACCGCAGATTGCAGGCTGTCAAACATTTCTTTGGTAATTTCACTCATTGGTTGCACTCCTTGTTTATTGACATTATTTGACCCTTCTTTCGTGGGGGACGTGGCACCGATTTTCTGAACATCAGTCTTGTCCATCAAACTTAAAAACTCGTCAATAGCGGCTTTGATTGCCGCCTTTTTGTCCACTACTTCCCCATCGTCTAAAATCTTATAAATCTCATCAGAGAATGCGTAAATAAGATTTCTCAGCTCTAACGCATTAACCCTTTCTTTGACGCTTTTATTCAGGTTTTCCCACCAGGATTTAATTGCCGATTTGATTTTATCCATAACTTTCCCCTTATTAATTTCTTGTTCGATTCTTTTGGCAGTCCCCGCTAAAGAAATTCCAGTCAGTTCCCCCTTCTTTAATTTCGTCCACGTTTCCTCGTTTTCCACCTTGATTACTACCACCCAGGAACCGGGTACGGCATCCGGAAACCGTTCGTCGGTTTTTTCCAAAATGAAAGATTCCGCCACGAATCCTTCATCAGGAACAAAATCGTGCTGCTGATCGACGTTTTTCGTGAATCCATTTTTGAGAAACTGATACGCCGCATTCCTGATTTCTTCGCGATCTGCCCAATCCCCCTGTGTGTCCTCTTCATTGGGAGAATAAACCGTCCCATAAACCAGACGCCGTTCAGTGTCAATTTTCTGAATTGGAATTAATATTTCTTCAGAGCCTCCACTCCCCTTTAATAAAATCGTTTTCCTGTTAGCTGGGACATCCACCAGCGAGAGGAAACTTACTTTTAAACCTTCCAATTTTTTCATTCGCCCTAAAATAGGGACACGCCCACAACTCAATCAATAACTTTGCGTCTATCTTTATCTTTATCTTTATCTGTAGCTAAAAAGTTGGTGCAATTAATCTCCCAACAGTAAGAGATTTAATCAAAAAGAGGATCGAAAAATGAGAGTAGATAAAAACAGCAACATCATCAAAACAGTCAGAATCATTGAGCCCACAATTATCAAACAATCATCTCAGCCAGAATATTCCGAATCAACGACACTGAACAACTATTACCCTCACCCTTTGAATTATAAAACCCTAAAAGAGATTGAAAATTCGTTTCACAATCGGGCAATTAGTTTCAAGGCGGCTTGTGCCGTTGGATTGGGATTCAAACTAATTGATAAAAACGGCGAACCCCTTAAAGAACCTCCGACAATTTTCGAGGAAGCCAATCCGCTTGAGTCTTTTCAGGAGGTAATAAACTGCGTCGCCCTCGATCTTGAACATACCGGCTTAGGTTATTTGGAGGTCGTGAAAAATATCAAAGGTGACCCCGCTGAACTCTATTGGATTCCAGCTGAAACAATGTATTTCGCCAAATCCAAAGATCACTTTATCCAAGACATTAACGGTAAAACCCAAAAATTCAATATCTTTGGTAGAGACGACTCCAAAGGTATTAACTCCGTGATCCGCTTCCGAATCCCCTCTAATCGGTCGCAATACTACTCAATTCCCGATTGGCTTGGCTGTGTCGCTCCGATTCTATTGGACGCTCTTGCTGTCGAATGGAACTACAATTTCTTTCAGAATAACTGCGTCCCCTCATTCGCTATAATCGTCGAAGGCGGTGAGTTTTCTAAAGAGGTTGATAAAAGAATATCCGACTTTTTGACTAATAACTACAAAGGCCCCCTGAACGTAAACAGAACCCTTTATTTGCCAATTAAGAACGAAAAAATCAAAGTAACATTTCAAGAAATCACCAAAAATGGCAACGACGGCGAGTGGCAAAACCTGCGCCTCAACATTCGAGACGAAATTATATCCGCTCACGGCGTCCCGCCCCGTCTAATGGGCGTAATTAGCCCTGGTTCGCTCGGTGGTGGCGGCGAGGTATCTCAACAAATTCAAACCTTCAAAGAATGTCTTATTGCTCCTCGTCAAAGGCTAATCGAAAGCATAATCAACCGAACTCTCGGCAAAGCATTTAATTGTCAGATCGATTTTAATGAGATCGATATTACCCCTCAAACTGACGATGTTCAGGAGGTTGTCAACCTCGTCATGGCTGGAATACTTGATTCAGACGAAGGGCGCACCCGTCTCGGAATAACATCATCGGCACAAAAATCGGAACAAAAAGCGCGCGACCTACTCACCCAAATTATTAATCTGAGAAAAATGCTAAAAGATTATGATTAATCCTGCTGGTTATCGGTTAAAACATTGCGATATAACCTGTAAACTGTAAATTGCGCGAAAACCTAACTCACAAGGAAGCATTTGAATATTATTTCCTGCTTGGCGTCGATGATCCAACAGAAAGAACCCTTAAAAAAGTAGCTCAAAAGTATAACAAAAGTATAGCTACAATTAAACACTGGAGCCAAACTTTTAATTGGAAAGAACGGGTTGCCAACAGGGAATTAGCCATCTCTAAAAGAGTGTCCCAAAAAAACGACCTGAAGGTTGAAGCAATTAAAGAGAAAAATCTCAAAATCCTCTCTGCCACAAAGGTCAAGTTCATCGAAAACCTGAAGAACGGGATGGTCAGCCCCGAACGGGTCGCCGACCTTGAGAGAATCATCAAGTTGGAGCTCCTGCTTCTCGGAGAGGCGACCGAACGGATTGAGAACCTTGATTTTGAGAAGGCCCAAGCGAAAATTGACGAAATCCTCGGCTTGACAAACACGTGAAGTTTTACGATTACCAGAAAAAAGCGCTCCTTGATCAGAGCCGACTGCGTATTTTTTT